TTTCTAACTTATCTCTCTTACAATAACTTACTCTATATAAAGGCCTTCTTATACACGCATCTGATTTATTTTCGGGTACATTATATATATAGCAATAATAACCTAATTTAATAATTATATCACTTACATTATCTGCTAATTCTTTACTCGTCGAAACATAAAATCCATTTGTTGCATTTTCTTTTTTATCTATATACCCATCACCTAGCATTAAGGCATCAAATAATATTTGCAGTTGTGATTTATTTATATTTCTAAAACTATAAGGTATTTTTCTATCGTATTGATATCTACCAAAATTATCATTAAGATAATTCCATAATCCGTTATGATGTATTGCCCATTTTGTAGTCCCATCTGATTTTAGGCATTCTGAATATTTTAATTTTAGTGAATTAAGATTATTTCTTATTTTATCAAGATTCTCTTTTTTCTTTTGTGATATTGATATGGAAACATCTTCTTTTCCACTTTCTCTTTTTCTTGTATCAAGGCATCCTTCCGATAAATAATACCCTAAAAACTCTAAGAAATCATCACCGTTAAATATAGTTGGCTGTTTATAGTTTTTTGTTGTTATGTGTTTTGAGACTTCTATTTCTGATATATTTATATCTGAATTAAAATCAGCAATATTTATAAACCAATTTTTATACCTAGTAATAATGTTTTGCGCTTGTTCTTTTTTCCATATTTTCTTAGAGTTTGTATTACTTCTTATACAGCTTTCCTCTGGTAAATACGCCCACATTTTGTGATCGGGAGTTACTAGTATATCTATATTGGCATTTTTAAAATATATCATCTCCCCCTCATAATCATAAACACATTTTCTTTTAGGCATTTCATATTCAATACATTTATTATTTGGATTATATACAGCAATCATCTCGTTATCTTTTATTTCTTCTAAATATTTCCATCCGTTTTCTGTTAATGTTTGCGTATCCTCTGAATAACATTCCCTACCGGCTACATAGTCGCTACCCGATAGATTAACCTCTTGATTAGTTGCATTGAAAATTAAAGCCACCTCCTCTCTAATATCTTTTTGGCGTTGCATCTGAATACCCATAGTATTCTCACGTGATAGATCGGCAACCGTAACCTTATTACCTGAGAATGTCATTATACCACCCTTAACAGGAGTATTGATTTTCTCTTCAACTCTCTTTTGTTCCATTGGGTCAAGTGGCACTTCGAGGTCTTTATCCCAGTCCCCAAAAGGCGAGTTGTCTGATATTATTACAACTTTTTCGGGTGGCTTCGTTCCATCTGCTTGATCTGCCATTAACTTATCAAAAAACATTGTTTCCGCTACTTTGTTAATTAAGGCTTCTAAAGGCACTAAAGGATATGATCTCATTGACGTTGGAATATATTGACTAAATGAAAGTTCGTCATTAAAGAATATTTGAGGCTCTAGTCCGTCAATGATTTGCATGTAAGCATTAAGGCTTGATATGTATCTGTCTTTTACAGGGACAACAGTCCCCCCAGGTAAGATATACAGGTTTTCTATTTTACCGTTAAGTGTTTCTTTATACAAAGCCGTACATCCATGTACATGATCGTCGAACACCCATTTTTTAATAAAGTCTTCCCACTTGTCATTGGCATTTGGCTCATTCAACCAGTCTTCAATCTCGTTATTTCTATCAACATCTATTTGAGAGTTTCTTCTTTTCCAACGAATTAAACAACCGTTAAAATTAGATGCATCCGGCAATAACTCTGTAAGCTCTGTTTTTAGTATTGCGTATAGTCTTGCCCTTGCTACTATAAAGTCAACTCTTTGTTCTTTCTGATATTCTCTATAAACTTGATAGATTGATTTTAATCTCTCTGCGATTCTATCCTCTTCTTTTTTGTTGTTTGTAATTGTAAACTTTGTGCTTGCTATCTTGTTTTGTCTACTTGTAACTATACCGAGTACCGGTGTACATAACTGAGCAATTCTGACTCTATCTTCGGGGGATAAAAAGAAATATTGGTTTTCAACTGTGGTTGTAAGTAGACCGCCCTCTTTATTCCTTGCGGTCATACCCATTAAAGATGAGTAGGATATTATATTTATACCACGTTTATTATTATCTACATTCCCCTGCATTTGAATGTCATTGAGTCCCTGTGTCAAACCTTTTTCAACTGTCTCCGCATTTATTATTGTATCGTTCATTTAGTTTACCTTGCCTATATATTTATAATCACTCCACCAGCCCGTTAAAGGCACTATCCATTTTAATATTTTATATTTTAAATAATACTTATATGCCCTTTGGCTATATGAATAAGTGCCATCTTCATGCTCAATAATATCTATTCCATCCACTTTATATCCCGATGGCAAATATCTAGCAAGCCTAATAAAAAACCACTGTAATAAAAAGAAGTTTAAATAGCCTAACCATGACCAGTTTTGATACCATTTTTCCATTACTGTACCTTCATCTCTTCTTTTTGTGTTAATAGCATTATCTCTTTGTACTTTTCCATACGCTTGTATATTGTATCTCTTAAAGTCTCGTATGCATCTTTGTAGTTTAAGTTGTCTTTGAATACTAAATCTATCATCATTGTATTTATAAACTCTAATTCCATAAACTTAGTGCTTACAAGTGCAATTTTCATTTCATCGTGAAGTGTTTCAATAGCAACCTTTACTTCTTTATTTTTACCCATATTTACCTGCTTAATAATAATAGTTTCTTACATAAATTAAGATAATTCAAACTATGGAAGCAATGATCCGGTTTATTCCCTTCTACCCAGATATAACGTCCGCCTTCCAGGTGATTCTCTTTCTCCTGCCATATTCGAGTGCTGGCTTCTAAATGTTCATTAAAGTATTCTGGCAAGTCTTTTGGAAATATAACATCTTTTAAAAGTATTGCTTCTTTTACCGAGTCAAGGCTAGTTGTCCTATCAACTTTAATTATTCGTCTGGTTGCATCTATTACATCTTTATTGCTTTCAGTTAAATAATCACACATAAACCAACCCTTGAAAGTTGCTACGATTTGCCTTGATAATCTTGCCTCAGGTCTACTATCTACTACACCACATATTATATTATATTGACGGTGAATGTCAAGAACATCTTGAAAGTTTTTAAGCTCTAATACTTTAATGATCCTTACTTTCTTATCTGGTAACATTTCACCAATAACAGTATGCAATATGTTTCCAACGTCAATCCCTGCAATACAAGGGTTTCTACTTTCTGTTAGTTGGTAGTAGTCTCCTATCTCAAACATTGATCTATTGATCTTCGCACCCTCGGCGGTGTATGCTTCCCCTAAGACAGCATTATAGAATCGTTGTAATTCCCTATCATTTGAAAGACCTCTGTTAAAGTTTGATAGCTGGTCTCTTATTGGAGTCGGGCTTGTAAAAAACTGAGTATAATGATATCCTGATATTTGGCTTTTCTTTTCTACTACCCATTCGCCCTTTCCAAATCTATCAACCGGCCTTCCACATTTATCACATATTATATTACAGTCTCTTTCGCTTTCAAAATCAAAGTCCTTATCAATAACAATATATTCGTAATTCTCTTTTCTAACTATATGTTTGAAAAAGTCTATAAAAAACTTATGACCGCAATCGCATTGATTAAACCATCTCTTTTTATCACTTTCATTGTAGCTGATATCTATACCATAATCTAATATAGTCGGATTGCTAACCTCTATTGTGTATCGATCTTCCATTTGTTGTTTTGCTTGACGTTCTTTAGCCATAACCAAATTGGCTTGATTACAAAAGTCTTTTTCGTCCACTATTACAACACTTGCAACAAACTCTGCAAAGTTAGCCTGCGAGTTACTCCCTACATAGTTTATAATTCCGTTAAACGCTTTCATACTTGCGCTATCGATGTTCTTCATTAACGATTTATAATACTCTGTATTCTGTATAGTAGTGTTTACCCTGGATTGTACAAACCTTGCTTTTATAACATCAGTTGGCAATATATACAGACAATTGCTTCCCTCAATAGCTTTGTTCACACTAAATGCAATTAGATACTCGCTTATACAGGATTGAGTACCCTTTTTATGTATTTGATGATGTGACTTGTCTTTGTATACCGGTATTAAGTATTGATGTTTTTGAAATCTAATAGGTTTGTTTTCATGTGTTCTATGATGGAATAATGCTTGATTAAGTACCGGATATTCTAACGATAGGTATTGATACCCCTTATCAAGTAACTTATCATCAAACACTATTTAAACTCCGCTTTCATTATATCAAGCAGTTCTTTTTTAATTGTTTCCTTATCTTCCTTGTTAATCTCATTTTCTACTTTTGCATTTACTTTCACTTTCTCTGTGGCTTTACTATGCGCCCATTCCATAGCCATCTTCCAAAAGTCCTTGTTGCCTCTTTGCACCATTAACTCAAACACTTCTCTATTCTCTTTGATAAGCTCCTTTAGCCATGTCTTATGTTTCTTTACTTGTTTGCTTTCATTTGGTGGTTGGTTAGTTGATGAAAATCTATGTTCTATCCCTTCTTTATATATATCGTCTCTCATACCCGTTTTTTACCCGATTAGTTAACACTAAGTTAACGCTTTTTATTTATCTTCTAGCCTCTTGTCTAATATAGATACTAACTCCCTTACTATATCGGTTGTTACATATTCATAATTCTTAATCATTTTCCTTAGTTCATCCTCACGTGATTGTTTTATGAGGCCTGCATTTTTGCAATTATAAATAAAAGTCTCTTCGTCTTGCGAAGCTATAAAAGCAGTATATGCCTTCCTTAAAAACTCCTCGTCTGGTATATAATTTATTGGTTTTTTAAAACAATCCGGTATATCATTTGTTTTTTTATCCATGGCTCATATTATCCTTTTTACCCTTAGTTGTCAAGTATTGTTTATTATATCAGTAATCCCTTTTTACGCGGTATAAAGCATTACATCTCTTGTAATAAGTTCATATTTAACCATGCATTTTTCTTTATGTTTGCAATAATTACAATAGTAATTCAATCTTTGTCTATCATTGCTTACTATCATACTTCTACCCTTAATTGATCTTGCAAAATCTGCTCCCACTCTAACAGTTTACAGTTCATCTCTTGCCATTGAGTACGACTGATTCTATTCATGTATGGCATCTCGCGTAGTATCTCTTTCATACATCTTACTCGGTCAAGGCATGTAACTATATCAAACTCAAAGTTATTCATTAGCTATTCCTTTTTTAATAATCTTATACTTTCACCCTGAATTTCTGCCAATCTTCCCACATCTTCATTTATTTTTTTTCTATAAGAAACTCTTATTCTTCTTTGTATTCTTCTTTTTAAATATAGGGATTCAAAGAATAACGTCCAATAGACTCTATCATCATCTTCATTATCATAATATAAATCTTGCTCTGCATTTATTAGTTTATATTTCATTCAGTTATCCTTCACCTCATACTCTATGCTGTCGATGTTCTTTATTTTCTCCCAGACATCTTGCC